TGCAACTACTTTACCTTTTTGTAGGGCGAGTACTTTAAATGCTCTTTCTTTCATACTTTCTCCATTAATATAAATTTGAGGGGCGTTTTCATTCCCCCCTTGAGAGTTCGGACCCTAGCCCCAAACGCTTTTTATTCCGTCCGCTGGTGACGCCATGTAGTTTACTGAACCCATACAGTGTTATACTTCTTAGGAAGATTGTCACATGTATATGTATCTTCTTCTACATAATTTAAAACTTGTACACATTCGCCAGTAGAATGACTGATATAAACATCAGGCATATCAACAGCCGATTTAAGTGCGAATAGAAATCCGGCAAATAAAAGACCCATAAAAAGACCTCCGCCCATTGCCTTGAATTTATCAGATGTTGTTAACATTACGCGGCCTCCAAAGCTTCTTTGGCCTGTTCAGGCGTACCGAAATAGCCACTGAGCCTTGTATAAGGTTCTGTCGAAATCATAGTCTCGCCATCGTCCCAGGTATACTCTACCTTGCAATCTTTACCAATATAGAAACCAGCGGCAGACTGCATTACCTTTGGTTCACTTACACTCAACAATTTATCTTCCATATTATACTCCGTGTGTCATATGTCCGTACGCATCGGGACATTCGTCAATCGGGTCCCCACACATACATAGTTCATTTTCATCTACATCAGGCGCGCCCATCAGACTTCTGATTTGACCTTCTGATAAAGGCCCACCTTCGTTTTCAAATCTCATTTTTGCATAGTCCTCAGCCATATCGTCTGAAAAGCCAAAATTGACTATCGCGTGTTCAAAGTATGATTCCATGATCATTGTGTTTACTGTATTACTCATAATTTACTCCTTCTTAAAATCTTATTATACTACAAACCTGGTTAAATGTAAAGTGTTTTTTGACATTTTTTTATATTAAATAGTCCGGGCCAAATACTCTATGAGTTGGACCGTTTACTGAAATCTGGTAACCGTCCAGGATATTACCTCTGGCCTTATTAAGAGCTGGTTTATTGTATCCAGCAGCCTTTAGAACATCTCCTAACTTAAACTTGTCATTGGCTATATTGATAAATCCCCAAACACTTTGAGGTTGTCCTTCTGTTGTAGCTACAATCTTGATATATTTTTTACCGATTAAGAAATCATGACCTCTGCCATGTTCTTTAGTATGGGGATAGGCTCTATGTAGTGCATGAGTGATATTCTCACAAAGTTCTTCACAGATAGTGACTAACTTCTCAGCCTTGTTTAATGTTTCTTTCTTCATAATTTACTCCTTTTCTTTACTTTATACACATATTATAACACAGTTTGAGGTGCTTGTAAAGTGTTTTTTTAAAAAAAAGTATATAAATTTTATATATATTTTGAAAAAGAAACCCGGAGAAGGATTTTACTCCTCCTCCGCGTTGACTATATGATATTGGTTTTATCTATATAGACTAGTCACTTTTGACCAAAGTGTAAACTCCCCATAGTAAACCTACCCAGGCGAGTAATTTGGCCAAACCGCCAAATAAAATGACTGATCCACAGACTCCAATAAGAGCGACTCCATCTAGTGATGTTCTCTCTCCCATTCTGTCCATAACCCAGTCCTTAGCTTTTAGTAACATGTTCATATATTTTTCTCCTATATTTTGAACTCCGCAAAGGTGTCCTTAGTTTCTCGGTCACCCCATGTTGCGATTGGTTTATCGGGTACAGGATCTGCCATAAGGTTATCCTGAGCCGATTCTTCTACATCATATAATTTCATGCGGGAACGATCAATACCAACTACAAACCTTTTATACTTGGTCGGATCGTTATATCTATTTTTCAATTGTTTTACTAGTAATTGGCCTAACTCTTCAAGTTCCTCTGTTGAAATAAGAGCAAACATTAAGTCAGCCGTTGCTGGTAAACCAAATGATTCAGATGTATCCTCAAGTCCGACATCGGTATTTGAATACCCTGACCTGGTGGTCTGTGTTGCCGATACTATTGGAACATTGAATTCCACAGCCAAACCACGAAGTTCCTCCGCGATGGCTTTAATGTATGAATAACTATTTATACTTCCACCTAGTCCTTTCATACGACTAGATGCACAAATATTTAAATAATCAACATATATCATATCAGGTTTAAAGTTCTTCTTCATCTTTAATTCATTAAGAAGAGCCCTGAAATGACCTGTATGCGCTGCTCCTGTTGGATATTCTTTTACTATAAGTTTTCCAATAGAGGCAGTAGCAATCTTTTGTATCTTAGAATCAAATGCATTCTTAGATATTCTTTGTAATTGTTCAATAGGTAAGTCCATTAAGTTCGCATCTATTCTCTCTGCGATTCTTTCTTCAGCCATTTCTAAAGTAATATATAGGACATTCTTACCTTGTTGTAATGCCGATGCTGCGCAATGACACATAAAGAGTGATTTACCAACACCTGTTCCAGCAAGAGCAATATTTAAGGTTTTATTAGGCAGACCTCCCTTTGTTATCTTATTAAAATAATCTAAGTCAAATGGGATTCTATCTTCTTTTGTATTGTAAAATTCAAACCTCTCGTCTGAATTATCAATATAGTCATGACCAATTGCCTGGTCAAATGAGACACCTAACGCGTCTGATAATATTTCTGGTATTGCTCCTTCTGTTTTGTCCTTACTCTTACCATCAATAATTTGAATTGAATCCATAATGGCGTTGTAAACTGCTCTGTCTCTACACCACTTTTCGGATTCTTTAATTAAATAATCTGTATCTATATCTATCTTTTTTGATATCTCAGCAATCAGAATAGCCGATTCATTTAGAATATCATCAGGAGCACTTGACTTTCTTAATTCAAGTTCGAGTACACTTGTTGTGGGTAACTTATTGTGTTTACCCACGAATTGTGTAATTAAATCAAATACTGTTCTATGTGATCCCTCGAAAAAATCTCTCTTAATATAGGGAATGACTCTCCTACAATAATCTTCGTTATTGAGGAGATTGCTCAGTATGTGTGTCGGTAACTGATGTTTTATTTCCAATCTTTGCCTCTTTGTTTTCTAGTGAGTCCATTATTATATGCTGTAATAATGCTCCCAAGTAATTATTAAAATCTACATCTTTTTGTAGATACTCATAGTCATGGTCAGCTGGGTCTTGTATGTTATAGTTGAAAGAAAGTTTGGCATTTGTTTTATCCTCATTTTCTTTAATACTTACTGCACCGTATACAACTATAACATCAGCCCATTTTCCAGTCTTAATCCTAACTCCATAGAACTCAGCAAGTTCTCCGCCAGGATTTTCAACCAATGTGTAATCGGTATTGGATATATTATAACTCATTTTACTCCTCTTGTAAAGTGCTATCTAAATCAATATCTAAAAGAGGTTTGTGACCAATTGAGTAATACGATGTTAAGAATTCTTTGAAGTCTGTGTTTTCAAAGATAGGCAACCAAAAGTCCTTTTCTCTTGTGGCCTTTTCTCTAACTTTAGGTTCTTGTATTTCACCTGTTTCTTTATCTACAGCTGCATACCAACCCATTGAAGGTTTTACTACATAACCACCAGCCAATGCTACTTCTAAAAGACCAGAGTATTGCTGAATACCACCTTCCCATGATACGCCGATAGGTACTTTTGATTTTTCTTTTACAAATCTTGACTTTTCGACATTAATTACAAAGTTATAACCTGTGACATCTTTGCCAGACTTTTCTTGTTGTCTTCCAATAATCCAGATATTGTCTGCTGAATAGTAGATACCTGTTCCACCTGATACAATAGACTTAGGGAAAAGTCCGATTTCTTGATAGGTGTGGTTGACGGCGAGTAAAGGGATATTCTTCATTGTAAGATAAGGAGTAACCATTCTGAATAGTCCCTTTAATGCCTTAGCCCTTGACATATCTGCCACAGATTTTTCATTAAGAGCATCTTCTAGCTCTTTTTTACTTGCGAGATTACCAATAGAATCAATAACGATTACTACTTTGTCGCCTCTATCGATGTTATCCAACTGTGATACTAAATCAAACTTGAGTTGTTCAACATCTGTAATAGGGGTATGTAATACTCTTGTAGTATCAATACCAAATGCCTCGAAATAGCTTTGTGGTGATCCAAATTCAGAATCATAAAATAGTAATACTGCATCTTCATGTTCCTTTAGATACGCTCCTGCCATGAGAAGTGCAAAGGAAGTTTTGAAGTGTTTACTTGGTCCTGCTAAGACAGTAAGACCAGAGGTCAATCCACCATCGGGATCACCTGACAACGCTACATTAATCATTGGTACATCTGTTGGTACCATATCCTTTTCTGTAAAGAAAACTGATTTATCCAAAACTTCAGTAGTTTTGATTTTAGAATTCTTTTTTAATTTATCCATTACGCCCATTATTTTCTCCTAGTTTTTCTATAAGCACCTAATTGGTTTGCTCTTTCATATTTACGCCATCTGGCAACTGCTTCAGCCTTCTTACGCTTTTTCTTTGCTGTGGGTTTTTCGTAAAATTCTTTCTTACGAACATCCTGTAGAATACCAGCCCTTTCTACAGCTTTTCTAAACTTTCTCAATCCAACATCAAACGGCATTGGTTTGGCCGGACGTTTATCGTTTTTTCTTCGCCTCTGTTTTTGAGGTCTTAAATCAATACTTGGCATATTTCTCCTATTTAATTATCTCTCTCACAAACTCGTTGTCTTAAATCACTTGTAGAAAATCTGTGGTCCCTTTTATTAAAGTAAAATTCAATATCTCTTTGTTTACACAAATCTCTACCAGTGAAATCTTTGTCTCTATATTCAACGCCCATAATCTTTACATCTATATCATACATGGCCAAAATGTCAAGTAATTCTTCCTCTGTATTATATACTAGGATTTCATCAACATATCTAATAGATTGCAATTGCATTTGTCTTTCGACAATGTTTTGAATTGGTTTATTCTTTTCGGGTCTGTCTACTGATGGGTCGTTTTGTAATGCACAGATTAAATAATCACATGCAGTTTTTGCTTCTCTTAACATTGCACAATGACCCGCATGTAACAGGTCAAATGTTGATGCTGTAATACCTACTTTCTTTTTAGACATAATACCCTATATTATAACACACTTTTAATCAAAAGTAAAGTGTTATCCTTCATAAATTATTCCTTGTTCATTTAGTGCAACTCTATTCCAAAGATGACCTTTTTCAGTATCAGATTTAGATTGTCCCATATAAGGAACTGCATGATACTCGTCAATCATTTGTTGATTAACACTATATGAACTACTTCCTACAAACAGTTCTCCAAGGATTCTACCGAACTTACCTTTATCATGTGATTGTAATTCTATATTACCCTCAGCCAAAATAGATTCCAAATGAGCCTTACTTGCCTTACCATAAAACTTTTCTTCTAAATTTCTAGTTCTACTTTCAGGTGTATCAATACCCATCATTCTAACTCTTTGCTTCTTATAAATCATGCCGAAACCTAAATCGACATCTACATCGATAGTATCTCCATCGACGATTCTCGTTACGTTTACTTTATACCTATACATTATTCCTCCGATATAATTGCCTTAATATGATCAGCATCAATAATTGCAGCTGCGTTACCTTCAACATTTACAGGCATCGCCTCTGGCCAATCAACAAATACTCTATCACCTGTCTTAACTTTACCAAGTGCAGAAGTTGATACCGCCAAAACTAAGGCTGGTTTACTAGCGTTATCAATAGATTCTGTCAATATAATACCACTAGCAGTTGTCTTTTCTTTTTGTGTTTCAGTAATTAAAACATTGTTACCTAACATTTTTATCATAATTTTTCCTTATTTATAGAATAGGTGATTATCTATTGTTGTCACTAATTCTAATTGTTCTGACCAATATGGACTTACAAAGTCTGCGTGATACCATAGTGATCCTTCAGTTATATCTGGATAATGACCTGATAATACTAAGTCAGCAATCCAAAGTGATTTCATCCAAGTTTTAGAATCAACTGGTTCGTCTGATTTTCCATCACAATACCAGCTGAACTGACATTGATTTCTAATAGGAACTTCATTACCTTTCCAATTAATTTTTGTTTTTGCCTGATATACTACATCACATACTGTCTTAGGAAATAAATCAGATTCCTTTCTATTCATGACAACATGTGCGACTGCAAGTTTACCAGCAAAAGATTGGTTGGCAGATTCAAAATAAATATTCTTGGCCAAACATTCCATAGAATCATGATCAATATTATATACTAATTCTGATTCATATACAGGAATACCATCATGTGAATATCCTAAAAGAACATCATCTGTTCCATAAGCTTTACCAGCCATTAAGAATAACATCATAAACAATAGAAACCAGCCTAAATTTAATATAGCTTTATCTATTTTATCATTCTGAAATTTCATCTGCCTCTCCGTACCAATTGTGACGACCATTTATTACATTTCCTAAATAGTCTTTTAGGGAAGTTTTCCATTCCCACCCTAATTCCTTAATCTTGTCTGTTTTAAGTTCTCCGTCCATTCTATTACCAGGTCTTTCTGGCTGTAGGGATGGGGTGCAATTTAGATAATCTACAACATCTAAAATAGAAACCTTTTCATCGCAACCGATACCATAACCATCGCCTTCGCCTTTGAATGCCGCAAGAATAATACCCTCGACAATATCATCAATGTGAGTAAAGTTTCTCAGCTGAGTTCCAGGAGATGTTACAGGAAGTTCGGACCAACCTTCTCTTACCATATTTATAAACTTGGCAATGACTGTAGCATATCTA